CACAAAAAGGATAACCATTAAATAGTTTGACTGAAATTTAGCCAACTGATTGATGGTTGTCCTTTATTTATTTTGATTAGATTAGGAAATATTAGATGCATATAGAATGATGTTCTACACATAACCTAAAAACCTCTTCGTACTCATCTTATGCTTCCCTGTTTCAAATCTCCGGCGTATCCCCCATGTGGAATTTTCAGAGATAGACCGACTCTCATCCTGCGCCAAAGAAGAAAGGATTGTCAGCAGTACTTCCCCCTTAGCATCCAGCGTATTGATATTTTCCTTTTCAAATATAATCCCAATGCCCAACTCCTTCAATTCCCTCACATAATTCAGACAATCCAACGTATTCCTTGCAAACCTGCTGATGGACTTGGTAATAATAATATCAATCTTCCCTGCCCGGCAATCTGCAATCATACGATTGAACTCATCCCTTTTCTTGGTATTAGTTGCTGAAATACCCTCATCGGCATAAGTACCTGCGTATTCATAAAGGGGGTTTTCATTTATATAAGTGGTATAATAATTCACCTGATTTTCATAACTTAATAACTGTTCTTCTTGGTCGGTTGACACCCGGCAATATGCTGCCATCCGGAGTTTCCTCACAGACTGGTTCCGGCTGGGATCCGGTGCCAAACTCTCTCTTGCTGGTATAACGGTAATGCTTTTTGCCATTCCTTAAAACCTCCTCTACAACCATTTGCTCTGTAATATCCTGTTTTTGTACCTCTGCATCAGGCACCCGTATGCCCTTGCAACACTGCTTTCCCTTCTCAATATAGGTGTTGCATTGCCACTCAATCTTTTTCTTATAAACCTGCCGCCGCCTTAAATTCTTGCCACAGTATGGACATACCAGGAGGCCGCTTAAGGGGTAGCGATTCTGATACTTTGAGGTTCCCCCTGTTCCGATGTTCTTCTCCTTTTTCCTCTTATTCGTTACTGCCTGCACCTGTTCCCATTTTTCAGGTTCAATAATGGCAGGATGATTGTCCGTAATGTAATAGCTTTTCACCTCGCCCCGGTTTTTCCTGGTCTGATTTCTTTGATTCTCCGGTGTGTAGTACTTCTGCAGATGAAAATCGCCCTTGTATTTTTCATTAGGGAGCATTCCTGCAATTGTACCGCATTCCCATTTCCCATCGGTAATGGTAGGCACACCCAGATCATTCAACAGCTTCGCCAGCCGGAAGGTGCCGACACCCATCAGATAAATATCGAAAACCAATTTTACAATCTCCGCTTCTTTCCGGTTAATCTTCAACTCTCCATATTCATCCTTGTCATATCCAAGGAAGCGAGATGTGGTAATCATCACCTCTCCTCGTTCAAATTTCTTCTGAATACTCCATTTGTTGTTCTCACTCATGCTCCTGCTTTCTTCCTGGGCAAAAGAAGCGAGGACGGCAAGCATCATCTCACCATCCCCTGAAAGAGTATTGATATTCTGTTCTTCAAAAAAAATACCGACACCCAGTTCCTTGAGCTCTCTTGCAACTTTCAGAACGGTGACGGTATTTCTCGCAAACCTTGATATGGATTTTGTGATGATTAAATCAATTTTCCCTTCCTTTGCCTTTTGGATCATCTCCTGGAACTGCGGCCGGTTTTCACAATAGCCGGAGATTCCCTGATCCGCATAGACACTTGCAAACTCATACTCCGGATTGGAAGTAATCAGTCTCTCATAGGTAGCTGTCTGATTTTCCAACGAATCCTCTTGTCTGCGACTGTCGGAGGAAACCCGGGCATAGGCACAGGTTCTCTTTTTCCTTATTGTTTCTGGCTGCCTTGTCTCAATTATCTTTACTTTCATCGCTGAACCATCTCCCCAAAATACTCTTCTGTAAAATGCTTAATCCGCTGATACATCTGCTCCGCATCTTCTGCTTCTTTTGTACACACTACATCCACATATGCTTTTTCACAAACCCCCATAAACTCCATGAACTGTTTCCAATCACGGGCAATCGTGGAAGATGCAACACTTATCACCACGTCAATGTTCCCCGACTTAATTTCAGATTTTAAAAGGGCAAATTTCTTTCTGTCTGGATCATTTCCTGACGCTACTTCGAAAAACAGCTTTATATCCCATTCCTGCTTACCATACCGCTTTTCCAGAGTGCTTAAAACGGCATCCATGAATTGGGTGTAATCTCTGTCACGATGATTCATCCTGCAGTAAAATGCCACTCGTTTGATTTTTCCTGATATTGTCATAAATATAGGTACTCCTTTCGTTTTTTGGTAGTCTATTAATCACTCTGAACCCCAAATAAGTCAAGCAGATAAGCGGTTTCCACCTCGCTATTTTTCCGTCCTTCCAAACATAAAAAATAAAGCGAAAAAAATAGCCCGGCAGGGAAATCCCCACCAGGCAGCATTCCTTCTGCAATTATATCCGTGTGGCATAATCAAGGGCGATCCACCCAGCTCCGGATTTCAGCCTTCCCCATCCGTTAGTCGAACCTACACCAGATTTTACCTCCATGATGGTAAAGACTCCAAGGCCTGTCTTATGCCCAGTTATGGCATAATTCGTTCCAGCTCCAGTTCGAATATTCAAATCCGTGATACCGACCTTCACATTAAAAGGCACACTAGAACCTTCTCCTATTCCAGTCAGACTCTCCAAATACTCTACATACTGTTTCCCAGTAGTAATAAACAGACCAGATTTCAACTGGTACCAGTTTTTGTCCTCACTAATTCCTACCACGGTAAACGTGCCTTCGTGAATGACCTGATCCACATTATCACACATGGAAGGTGATGTACGGATATTCAGCCCATCACTGCCTTTGTAAATCACACGAACATAACCAGATATGGGATTCACCTTCTGACCGGAATTATTGGAAATTGCAGCACTAGAATTACCGATGATATTTTTCAGGATGGTAAGAATCTTTGTTCCGTATCCGGCTCCTGCCGCCCAGCCTTTTCCCTGTGGATTCTCCTGAATACCCAGCCACTCCACATATTCCGCAGAGCCTCTTGTTACATATTTGAAGCGTGGATCGATATTATCATTTACCAACGTCTCCGTACTCGCATAAGCCTTTAGGTGCTGAATCTGACAGCGGATACCTAGCTGCAGGGTGGCAAAAGATAATCCCTTCATGCCGTTCTGGGTTACTCCCATTCCGGCAAAGTTATTCTGTTCTAAAGTAACCGCTGACTGGGAAAAGCCAAAATTCCCAGTTTCCAGACAACTTTGTGCAAAGGCAATGTCACCACGGACACCCTCGACCTGTCCTTCTGAAAGGTAAAGCGGAATCATATCCAGAACAGACTGTGTCACATCTGGATTCTTCTGCTTAAGATATGCCTGCATCTGCTCTGCGGCAGCAACTGCATTTCCCATGATTCTGCAATAACCGCTTGTACTATTCGATTTCTTCACACCGAAGTATTCTGCAATGATATCTGCTTCTGCTTTTGCCAATGCCCCCAGGTTATCATCATTTAATAACCAGTTGGTGATACTGGTGTTGGTATGGAAGGAATGCTCCAAAATAATGCCTGGAGTTCCAACAGTAGAAGCCCCACGGAGCACCCCATAGTATTCTCCGTTTGAACCCTGCCTTGTGGCTGTTCGTGCATCCTGATTCGTTCCCATGACACACTGTATCTCCTTTGCCAGTTTCAAACCAATGTCAGTACTTGAGCCATTCAGTAACACATATGCCACCGGATAATCCACTGACTCATTGACATAACTTCCTGCCGCATTGGAATGGTCGGATATAAACAGGCTGCACCCTGCAGATAACGCTCCTCTGTCATACAACCCTCTGTCCGTTTCCTGATTGCTTCTTGTGGTAATGACTTCTATTCCATATTCCTCTAAATATTGTTTTTGAAGAAGGTGCAGCTTCCACACCATATCGCTTTCATAATATTTTCCATTCGCCGGAGACTGATTGTATTTCCCATAATGCCCGGCATCCAGACAGATTTTAATTCCCATCATGACCTCTCTTTCCAAAAAAATACACCGCCAAAGCAGTGCCTACTCTTCCTTTTTGTCTTTCAATTGTTCTAAAATGTCCTTAAGCTTCTGCGGAACCGGCAGACCAATCAAAGCCGCATTTTCCAAGATGGAAATCCCCTCATTGGAAAGGTAAAAGAAAATGACTGCGGTTCGGATAATGTTCCCCTGCTTCAGCAGATAGGTATCAATGATATGCCCGATTGCCACCAGGCAGAAAATCAACACCTTTTTAAAGATACCCTTAAATCCCACTTCACTGGATAACTTTTTCTGAATGACCGCCAACATAATCCCTGTAAGATAATCGATGATGACAAATACCAAAAGGGCATATAAGAAGCCATCAAAGCCGCCAAAGAACCATCCCATAAAACCGCCAATTGCTGCGAATGCACACTGCATCCAAGTTACAAATTCCTTCATTGTTTCGTCCTCTCTTTCTACATTTGAATATAAAAAAAGCAGCCTCCTTAGACAACTGCAATTCTCCGTTTTCCTATTCCTCTGTTAATGTGTACGTTATTTTCATCGTCTTATCTACCGTCTTAACAACGGCAGAAGCCAGATTATTAATGGTAGCCAGATACGGCGTCAGAAGATACATGGTGCGGTACTTTGAACCATAGCTTCCTCCCCATCCCAGCAGGAAGTTTTTGTACTGAAACAACGGCGTTGCTGCATCATTTAGCCTTGTACTTCCCTGCGTGTGGATAACCCGGTCGGAGATTGTAATCTGAAAATCCCCGCCGATAATCAGATCCCCGATTAACGTCATGTAAACCTCACTGGTACCAGAACTACAAAGCGGCTTAAATTGGGATGTGAATCCAAACGCAATCAAAGTCACGTCTGCAGAATTCGTAAGATTGATTTTATAAATTCCCTGCTTGGTGTATGCCATCGCATACAGATAGCCTTTTCTGACACAGCATTTCACATATCTCTTTGGGTACGTGTCATCCGGATTGCGGCTCCCGACTTCAATCAATGCTGCATTCGACAGTGTCCAGCTTCCTTCTGCAAAGGAATAATCCGTTTTGGAAATCTTTATCCAAAGCATGACCGCATTTCCGCTGGAGTTGGACTGATTGGAAAATCCATACCAGTATCCGTCACCGCCATCCATGAACTCCCCATATTTCGTATAAGACCCATAGAACATAAACTGGGCAGGCTGAATCACCGTGTCCTTAATC